TTGTAACAAATGTTACATATAAGTTTGCCTCAGCATACAAAATATATACTTGAGCTAAAAGCATGATTGATTCAATCTAATAAAAAAAGCTTCAATACTAATGTATCAAAGCGGTTTTTTTAATTTGGCTTTGATTACCTATTTTGATACAATTACGCACCCCTATCAGAAATCACGCACCCTTGAAGGCAAATCGTGCACCCTTGACTAGGACTACGCACCCTTGATAATCGCTCTCAAATTAATTTTTCTTACTTATTTTGAATTATACCTTGTGATTAATTATTTTTAGTAAAAATTCTTATTATATAATCGCTAATTGTTTCTTCTGTAAAATCTATAATTCTATTTTCAAAAAACATCTCGCTTAGTTCTTTATTTATTTTTTCTCTATATATACCATTAGATATCATTAAATCAATTTGAATGTCTATATTTGCGTATTCTTTAAGAATATTAAGCGTTTTTATGTTACTTTCATTTTCATCAATAAAATATCCGTAAACGTCTATTTCATCAACGTCAAATTTTAAATTCTTTTGACTATTTATCATCTCAAACCTATTCATCAGATACTTTTGGAAATTTTTATCTCCCTTTCCTCCAAATCTAATTTTCAATAACATGCACTGTAAATCTATACAATTTATATTTATTGGAAAGTATTTATACTTTGGCAAACTAGTTATAATATTTCTTTGAATTTCTGTTGATATATATCTCATATCATAAGCTGTTGCATGAACTGAAACTACTTTTTTATTTCTAATGTCCAAAAGCTTTTTTGAGCCCTCTTTTCTAAGAGTTATTATTTGCTTCCCTTCGATGGTTCTTTGAAATCTATCTATAGATTCGTAAGATCTTTTATATGCTTTAATAAATCTATCATCCAAAATTCCGGGATTGTTAGCAAGCATTGGATCAAATCGTGAGGATTTACACTCAATATTAAGCAGTAAATTATCAAACTCAACTAAGACATCTAATTCAGAATCATTTCCATCTATATCCCTATAGTAATAATTTGTATATATGTTTTTTTTAGATATACTATCATTCAAAAGTAGGACTATATACTTTTCAAACATTGTCCCTCTTATATTGCCATATTCAGATATTTTCTGGTCATTTTTGTTAAACTTAGACAAGATAATATCTTCTAACATTTGATATAAATTATACGTAAAATCATGAAGGAAAATTAAAGTATATTCGTTGCTTTTAGAATTCTTAATTATTTTAAATGGATCTAAGACAGAATTAATACTACTAATATCAATACTAAACAAGTCTAAATAATTGTTAATTTTAGCGATTGAAATATTTTTATTAAGGGAATGTATTTCTTCTGCAGTAAACCAATTACTTATTTTTTCTTTCCCAAAAATGCATTTAAAACTATTATAATAGTGTTCTATTTCATTTGTAATACTATACATCGCATAAGTGTTATATAATAGCACTCTGAAAATTATCATATGCGTTATAGTGGTGAATTCTTCAAAATCCATTTTTAAATCTATATCACTTATTTTCTTTATAGTTTCAAATAATATTAAACACCTTTGAATCGAAATATATAAAGGGTGGGTTATATGCAGCGTTTGCTTATCAACAACATTTGGATCATCACTATTTATAAAAGAAAGAAATCTGTTTCTTACATTTTCAATAATCTCTTGCTTGCTTAGATTATCAAATTTATTTATATTACGAATAACATATATACGATCTGCATCTAGAGTGAAGTCGAAAGACTCTGATGCAACTAGGTCATTTAAAAAATATTCATGATAGATTGCATTTATTATTTCTATTTTATCCATTTTTAGTTACACCTCTTCATTATAATCATAAAATTATCTTTAAACTTACTCTAATCGAATCTTGCACTACAAAGTTTTGCATATTTTAAATAAAGTAAAATTTGAATTGAACCAATTAAACAGACATTATAACGTTTTAAAATCAGAAATAATAACTTACACATTCTTCTAATTTTGCAAATAAATACCTCTTTTTAATTACAGGAAAGAGGCATGAACCTGTCTACTTATTTTTTAGTGTTTTGATTTCCTTGATAATTTGAATTGTTCGGATTTAATTGATTAGAATGATTATTGTTGTTAGCTCTATTTGTAGCATTATTTGAATTACGTTGATTAGCATAATTATTCAATTGTTGCTGAGAATGAGTTTTTCCAGAAAATCCCTGATTTTTACTCATTGCTTAATCCTCCTCGCTAAATTCATCTGGCAATCCATAATAATCACAAAGCACAAGGTAAGCTGCGTATCTTTTGGCTTCTTTCTTTGATGTTGCATAAGCAGTGTGCTTCATTGCCCAGCTTCTAATGTAACAAGTACACTCCCACATCAACGTTCCATCATTCATTAACACTTGTTCTTCTTCTTGATAGTATTCAGGAATTGAGCATCTACCTTTTTCTGCTAGTTCTTTTAAAGTAGTAACTGCATTCTCTAACTGAAACTTTGATGGTCTTGGCTCTTCAGTATCAACATCTGCTAGGAAGTCATCTATCTGAAGCATAAACTCTACAACGTTTTGAAGTTCATCTTGATTCCAATCACTGTCTATTGCAACCGCACCAAGTATAGCTTCAAAAAGATCCGCCTTAACTTTTATCAGATTATCTTTGAACTTTGGATTTTCTAGGTCTGTATCACCTAAATACATGTACTTAAATAACCCTAGTTTATCAATAGTTTTTGCGAGTGTTTCATTAGATACTATTTGTTTCTTTAACTCTGTAAAATCTGCTTCATTCTTATGAGCAACGATACAGTATTCGTCAAGATCATTCTCTTCATCATAGTAATCAGATTGCGATTTCACAAAGCCAAATCTATCAGAGATAACTTTTACTACATAAAAATCTAGAACCCTATCGCCTAAAAATTCTAGTACTTCATTGTTTTCACCACCATGTTGTGATGAGTAAGAGCTACGGGTGAAAGCTTGTAAAAGCAAGTCCTCATTATCAAACCAGTAGCCAATCTTCTTTTGAACATCATCTAAGTGTTCACGTAAATCTTGCATTTTCATTTTGATTCCTCCTATTTATTTTATTGTCCGAGAGGAAACAAAAAAGACCTATGCCGATAAGAGGTACCCACTTCTAGCAGTAAGTAGAATAACCCCAGTTGCTTAAGTCTTAATTTGATCAAAATAATATTTGTAAGTTTATCTATCTAAACTCTCCCACTCGCATAGAGGAGTCAAGATAAATCCCGTTACTCAAATACTTTGAGGAAACTAATCCTTCCATCGGACACCTATATTATATCACTTGTTTAAGTTTTTGTCTATAAATTAATAAAAAAGAACCTTTTGTTAAGGTCCTAATTCTATAAGGTAATTTCAGTTCCACTTGTAAACTTAAAAGTTATCGTTTTGTCTCTATTAACAATAGCCTTTTCAACCATTATCATCCACACATTATTTGACCATTCAGGCAGGTAGTTATCTGCTTTTTTTATTTCTTCAAGATATGCCTTCATCTTGATTTCCTGTGCTTGCATGTAGGCCCTTTTCTCAAGGGCTTTATCTAAGGCATTTTTTTCTGATTCATACTGAGTGGATAACTCTTCATACTTCCTAGCGAACTCAACTTGATTCTGAGCAGTTCTGGTGTTTTCTTTTATCATCTTGTCCACCAAACCGCTTATAACTTCCATCTTGTTTTGAAACTCGATAACCCTAGCATCTAGTTCTGAAGTATCTGATAATAGCTTAATAACCTCATTAACATCTTCTATGATTCTTTGCTTTTCCCTCATTACTTGGTTATAAGCAATTACAAACTTTTCTTTAATCTTGTCTTCAGTTAATGCAGGTGTTTGGCACTTGTCGTGTTCTTTGTTGTACTTGCCATTGCATCTATAAACAAATCTTGAATACTTACTTGTTGAATGCCATTTCTTTTTGCCATAAAACCCACCACAATCACCACAGATTAGTTTTGAACTGAATATGCTGTTTCCAGAATAAGCAGCACCGATCTGTTCTCTTCTCATTAACTCAGCTTGAACTATCTCCCATTCTTCTTTATCGATAATTGCAGGGTGACTGTTCTCTACATAATACTGAGGTAAGTGGCCACGATTCCTTTCTACTTTGTGTTCTAGGTAATCAGCTGTATAGGTCTTCTGAAGTAAGGCATCACCTTTATACTTTTCATTTCGTAGAATTGAGTTGATTGTGTTTTTAGTCCAATTGTAGGAATTTCCACTTGGTGTTGGTATTCCGTTTTCTTTTAAGTATTCAGCAATTCCAGAGCATGTTTTTCCTTCCCTTAAGAATAGCTGGTATATCTTTCTCACTAGGATTGCTTCGTTCTCAACAACCATAATCTTGCCGTTTTCTTTTTTGTAACCAAGCATATTACTATATGCCCAGCTCACTCGGCCTTCTTTCATTCCCCAGCGTTTACCCATTGTCACGTTTTGTGAAATGCTTCTGCTTTCTTCTTGTGCCATACTAGCCATAATTGTAAGCAGGAATTCAGTCTTTTCATCAAGCGACCATAGGTTTTCCTTTTCAAAATAAACCTCGATTCCTTTGGCCTTTAGCTTTCTAGTAAAAGAAATGGTGTCTAGCGTATTTCTGGCAAAACGAGATATTGATTTGGTTATGATAAGGTCAATCTTTCCATCAAGTGCATCCTTAATCATCTCGTTGAAACCGTCTCTCCTTTTGGTGCTTGTTCCAGAAATACCATCATCGGCATAGACTTTTACATACTCCCATTCTGGTTTCTTTTGAATGAATTCAGTGTAATGTTTTACTTGAGTTTCGTAACTAGTTGCTTGCTCTTCATCATCTGTTGATACACGAGCATAAGCTGCAACCTTTCTTCTGCTAATTTGGTCTAGTGGTGAAAGTGTAACTGGATTAATGGTTGATGGAATAACTCTAACTTTTGCCATTAATGTTCCTCCTTTCTATGTTGATTTATAGCACGCATTCTTGCTTGTTCTCTCATCTCTGGAGTCCAGGATTCTCTCCTTGATCGGTCTTTCCAATAAACCTCTTGAGTATTTCCATCTTTTAAATGATAGACTAGTTTGTTTCCATTAAAGGTTTCTATGTAATCAATGCTGTTTTGAACTAACTCATCCGTTACCTCATTAATTCCAAGAACTTGCGATGTAACTTCATTCAATATTTCTTCTGGTATGGCCTTAGATGCACATTCGTTTTTGCCTTTCGTGGTATAGGTTGAACATGCCCAAATCTTACCTTTATTACGATTTTTTCTTTTATATTTAGCAATACAAATTCCGCATCGAATTAAGCTTGTATATCTATTTCTTGCAGGCTTGTGTCCTTTATTGTTAGACAACTCGCATCGTTGCTTTCTTAGTTCTTGAGCCATAAGGAAATCTTCAAGTGAAATAATAGGTTCATGATCATCTTCAATAACGTACATATCCTTTTCGCCTTTATTTCTTATTGTTTTCTTTGAAAGGTAGTCTTCTCTATAAGTCTTTTGAAGAACCAAGCTGCCAGTGTAGTTATAATTCACTATCATATTGAGAATGGTTGACTTGTTCCATGTACAATCTTTTAATGTTCTTATGCCTTCCTTGTTTAGAATGTTAGCAATCATCTGAACTCCACATCCATCTAGGTACATCTTGAATACTCTTCTTACGAGTTCTGCTTGTTCAGGTATGAGCACTAGTCTTCGATTAACTATCTTGTAGCCATACATATCTTTGCCACCCCAGAGAATACCTTTTTCATAATCCTTTTTAATTTTCCATTTCATGTTTTCTGAAACTGAGCGTGCTTCTTCCTGTGCAAATGAAGCTAAAAAGGTTAATACCATCTCACCTTCAGCACTCAAGGTATGCAAGTTCTGTTCTTCAAAGAATACATCGATTCCTAATGCTTTTAATTCTCTAACTGTCTTTAACATGGTGAATGTGTTTCGTGCAAATCTTGATATGGATTTAACAACAATCATATCGATTATGCCAGCCTTACAATCGCTTATAAGGCTTTGAAACTCTTCTCTTGTGTCCTTTGTTCCAGTCAATGCTTCATCGGCATAAACTCCAGCAAATTCCCAACCTTCGTGCTCTGATATCATCTTGTTGTAATAACTTACCTGAGCAGCTAGGGAATGAAGCATGGCATCTTTACCAGTTGAAACTCTAGCGTATGCGGCTACTCTAGTTTTCTTTTGTAACTTTGGTAACGCATCTATCTTGGTTATCCGTTTCTGATCCATTTTGGTCCTCCTTCTTTGGTAGTATATATATCACTCTAAAACGATTATTTATCAAGTCATTAGCCCGATAAAGACTATCTTTTTTGATACAATATTTGCTTGCCAAAACAGAATCGGCTTTTAGGAAATCAGCATCGTTTAATATTCCTTTATTCTTCATTGCAATAATGTGTACAAGCGATGAATAGTACTGTTCTATATTTTTTGTATTCATTGCTCATTACCTCTTTTCATCCTTGTTTTTGCAAAACAGGAGATGCTACAATAGATTCTTTTGCTGTTTCCATAAGCTACAAATTCAGAGTTGCAGCATGGACATTTGAAAGTATAAAATGCGTTTCTTTTTACGTCATCCTTATGAGAATTCCACCATGCCATTCTGCATTTATCAGAGCAAAACTGACGCTTCTTTTTTCCAGGCGTTTGCTTTACTCTTATGCCACAGTTCTTGCAGGTTCCATATAAATCAGGATCGTTGTATTTCGCTGTACATACACTTCTAACCGCACTAGGAGTAAGAGATAGTTCTTTTGCTATCGTCTTATATCCCATACCAGAGTTTCTTAATTCAAATATTTTATTTCTTATTTCTTTTTGCATACTATCTACCTCCTCATAAGTCAAATGGGAAGTCGAGACACTTTTGCCAAAAGAAAATAAAAAAGCCTACCAGAATGAACTCCGATAGGCTGTATGTAATATTATTCTATTTTGTAAGTTGTTTAATAACCTGATTAGTACCAGTTGCCGCTAGACCAGATGCACCGCCAAGAACGATGGCTAAAACAACATTTGGTGCTGCGATAATATCTGGAATAAAGTAATAGCAAATTACACCAGAAATGACTCCCAACACGAGTCCAATTAATGGATAGAAATGACTAACCTTTTCGTTATTGTTT